AAGGCTTAGCTCCTTACTTTGAAGAAATCAAAGAACTTAAAGAGAAAGTAGTAGAGATGGAAGGTAAATTCCAGAAGTTCTCTAAAGAGCCTGCTGCTAAACCAATTAAAAAAGCCGAAGCGTTTGAGGCTAACAGAATAGATGCTGTTGAAAGAATCGCAAAATTACGTAAATCAAAATAACCTTAAACAAAAGTACAAAAAATCATGAGTTACAATTTATCATCACTCTCAACGTACACTGATGAGTTATCTTTTGAATTGATTTCAAAAGCGGTTCTTCAGACAAACGTTATGAACTATGCTACTATTCGTTCAGGTCTTAAGTTTGGTACTACAACTATCAACCTTTTAGACGGAACTATCACAGTAGCCGACAGATCATGTGGATGGAACGAGGCTGGAAACCTAGTTTACACCCAAGTTGACATCGACATGCAAGAAAAACAAACAAAGCAAGCTCTTTGTCCTACAGACTTGAGAGACTACTACCTAGCTGAAAGACTTTCTGCTTCTGCTCACGCTGAAGAAGTACCTTTCGAAGAAGTAGTTGCTAACCTTTTCGTAGAAAAGATCAAGAAGTGGAACGAAGATTACCTAGGCGGTAAAATCTTGACTGACATCACTGTTGCTAACGGTGCTATCGATTCAGGTCAGACTGTAGCTTCTACAGCTTCTACTATCGTAGACGACGTTATGGATCTTATCGACGCGGTTCCTGCTTCAGTATTGGATCGTGAAGATCTAGGAGTTATCATGTCACCAGCATACTTTAACATGCTAAGACGTGCCCTAACTGCTCAAAACCTATTCCACTTCAACCCAGCTGACACTAACTCTAACACTGAGTTAATGATGCCTGGTACAGACTTCAGAGTAATCAAATCTTCAGGATTCTCAGGTGACGGTTTCGTTGCTGGTCCTCTAAAAGACTTGGTTATTGGAGTTGGTCTTGAAGATGACTTCGATAACTTGAAGATCTTCTATTCTGCTGATAACGACGAAGTTCGTGTAATGGCAGCATGGAGAATTGGTCTTGGAGTTGTTGACGTTACTAAATGGGCGAAAAACGGTACTCTGTAATTAATCAAATACTAAACTAAAAAAATACACACTATTATGAGTTGTTCAATTACTTCAGGAATTACACTAGGATGTAAGGACTCACAAGGTGGTATTGAGTATTTGTACATTGCAGATCTGCCTGACTACGATACCATTACCACTGATGTGGACGGCAAGATCACATCCTTAGATCTATCTGGTGCGCCAGTATCAATTACTTTTTACAAGTACGAGGTACCAAAGCAGACTTCAAGCTTTACTGAAACAATCAATGCTTCTACTGAAAACGGAACTGTGTTCTATCAGCAAGATGCTTTGATGATCTTCAACAAAATGGAAGCTGCTAAACGCGATCAAATCAGACTCTTAGCTCAAAACCCAAAACTATTAGTTGTCGTTAAAGACGGTAATGGTTTATTCTGGGTTTGTGGAGTAACTAGAGGTGCTGAATTGACCGCCGGTACAAACACCACAGGGACGTCATATGGTGACAGAAACGGATCCGAGATTACTTTGACCGCGCTCGAGCCAGACCCAGCATACGAAGCAGCTGCTTCTTTTGTTGGTGAATAATCACCATCCCAGTCCTAGAGACTGTTCCATATATAAATTGAGAGGGTTAGCTTAGGCTAGCCCTTTCTTGTTTTACAATACTTGCCTTAAGTATATCTTAATATGAAAAACACTGCAAAAGAATGACATTATACGTTTATAACTTTGATGAAGCTGGTAATCCAAACTCTAAGGTTGCTTTTAACGGCAATCTTTATGACGCAAGTGCCGTTACTTGGAGACTTAAACTGACTAGCAGATACACAAACAAAGGATTAGATAACACTCATGCAACCCAAACCTATTGGGTGCTTGAATTAGAATTAGATACATATAATGATAGGTATACTGAGTTTAATATAACCAATCTTTCACAAGATCTTTTAGGCAATGAGTTTGCTTCTGGTTATTATAATTATGAAATATTGTGGTCAGATTCAGATGTAGATCCAACAGCAGATCCTGATATTTATAATTGGACTCTAGCTCAAGATGGCCTATTGAAGTTAAAAACAAGTGCAACAGAAGACTTAGCATTTGAAGGACCTGAAAAAGATTACTTTCCTACAAATCATTATCAAGGACCTAATCCTGATGCAGAATCATACGTAATATACAAAGACTAATATGACACGACGATACGTTTTTAAATCGCAAAACTTTGAGTCAATCAAGACACCCGTTATTAAAGAGAAACGTGGTAAGGATTGGGTTGACTTTGGAAGCAACAATCTCTATCCAGATCTCTTAATTGAACTCTATAATAACAGTGCAATGCACCACACCGCAATTGAGGCAATCGTTGATGGTGTAGTTGGTGAGGGTTTCAAGATGTTTGGAGATGAGTTTGTTAATGCTCAACAAGAAACAATGGACGAGATCTTTGAGAAGATCGCAAGAGACTATGAACTCTTTGGTGGTTATGCTCTCAATGTAATTTGGAGTAGAGATGGCGAGAATATCGCTGAGATCTATCATCTACCATTTAATAATGTCCGTGCAGGAGTTATGAATGATGATGAAGTGATTGAGAAATACTGGTATAGCGCCAATTGGGCAGAATATCGTAAGAATAAGCCAGTTTCTTATAAAGCCTTTTCTGCAACTGATAATGAAGGAGATAACGCAAATCAGATCTTCTATTATTTCAATTATACAGTAGGTCAATATTACTATCCACTTCCAAACTATGTAGGTGCTATAAATGATATTGATACTGATGCGAGAATCTCCAGATTTCACGCAAACAACCTGAAGAATGGTTTAGCGCCAAGTATGATGTTAACATTTAAGAATGGTATACCAACTCCTGATGAACAGGAAGAGATCTGGAAGGACATCGAGAAGACATTTGCTGGTGAAGAGAACGCTGGACAATTCTTCGTCAACTTTGCAGAACCAGGACGTGAACCTACTCTTGAAGCAATTGAAAATGCAAATGATGATTATTATGTCACGCTAGAATCCCGAATCACTTCACGTATCTTAACAGCACATAGAATTACAAGTCCACTTTTACTTGGTATTAAAGATGCTAGTGGATTCTCTAATAATGCTGACGAAATTAAGACAGCTTTCTCACATTTTATGGGAACTGTTATTCGTCCAGATCAAAAGAAACTGGTAAAGTCATTCAATAAGATCATCAATCTAACAGGTAAAACAGTTAGACTAGAAATTGAACCTGCTGAGATTCTCTATACAGTTAATGTAGATGGAGTTGATGAGTATACTGAACCTAACGAAAATAATCCACAATAATCATGACTACACTTTTTATTACTGAAGATAAGCTTAAATCATATACCGGCATTGAGGACAATGTTGATCCGGCTATTCTCTATCCTTTTGTTTTGCAAAGTCAAGATCTATATGTGCAGCAAACACTGGGAACTAAGCTGTATGAAGCAATCAAAGGCTATGTAGTTGATAAAGTAGTTAATGGTACAACAATACCAGCTAATTACAAGACACTCTTGGATGAGTATATCTCTCCAATGGTAGTTCACTACTCTTATTATCTTGCACTGCCTCATATTAAATACAGAACCTCAAATAAGGGTTTACTTAGTGGAACATCAGAGGTTGGTGAAGGCGTAACACTAGAGGAAACACAATTCTTACTCAATAAGATCAAAGACACAGCACAGTTCTATAACGAGAGGTTACGAGATTACCTTAAGGCATACCAAGAAAACTATCCTGAATATCAATCATGGACTCAGAAAGACGGTATGGCTCCAAAACGAGGAACCTCTTATTATACAGGACTGGCTATTCCAAGTAAAAACTATACAAAATACTGCGATGACTGCGAAGACTCAGAAGGTAGAATCAACATCCCTCTCAACTAAAAAGACCAAGCAAAATATCAATAAGCTTGTCTTATACTTTAAAAAACAAAAAAGATGAGTAAAGAGATGAAGGCTAGAATCGACAAGTTCCTAAACAAATGGGCTAGTAGGAAACTAATAGTATTTGTAGTTTCCTGTTTTGGTCTCTTTTCTGGCAATCTGACAAGTTCTGATTGGGTAATCTTGGCTACGGCTTATGTGTCCCTGCAAGGATTTGTGGATATTGTAGAGAGACTAAAGAAGAATTAAACAACACACACTAAAAGTATATCTTATACTGTAAAATATAATTAATCAAAAATGGGTTTACAAAATAAAGAATCAAGTTATATCCAAGCGGTTTCAAACAGATGGGACATCGCACTTCCACAAAACATGGCAAGCATCACTCCATCTGCAACAACATTTGCTGAAAGTGCATTGTACATCGATGCTGATGATACACTAACTTTTGAGACTGCTGGAGGACAAACTGTAACTGCAGCCTTTACAGCAGGTTTCTTACCAATTAGAGTGGTAAAGGTAACCGCACAAACTGGATCTGCAAACATATTTAGACTA